GTAAAAAATCGCTGGATGTCGTCTGCCGTTCTGCTCGCTCCTGGTGACGTGATCAGAGCATCACTAGCCGAATTGAAAGAGAGACAAATAACATATCATTTAAAAGAGTGGGATGCCGAGAAGGGAGAAACCTCCGAAAAAACAGAAGACACAGATGGATTGGGATCGGGAGGAGAAACGGAGAAAGAAAAGGATACCGGTAGTAAAGAAGGAGATAAACAGGATACAAAAGGAGATAAACATAGCATCAAGAGTACAGGATGTCAACGTGGAGAGAAAGAGAAGGGTGGAGCTACTGAACCAGCTTCGAGTGCTAAAAATGGAAATGGAAAGGCTGGAAATTACGTAGTTTTGACTGAAGACATTTCAAAATTGATTCAGCAAAAATATGGTACGAATGTTGATGTCTTTAAAGAGGGCACAACGAAGACGGTATTATATCTTGAAAAGCATGTTCAGAAAGAGCTCAATATGGATAGAGAACAAACGGCTGAACAGCAGGAAAGGGTTCGAGATGCTCGTGAATGGATTAAACGCCAGAAAGGTAAAAAGAAGGATAACATGCGTATCAAAAAGCAACAAAAAGGTAAAGAGAAAGAAAAGAAAAAAGAGAAAGGAAGGAAGGGTAAGAAAGAGGAAAAAGAAGATGGAGATGAAGAGGAAGGTGAGGATGAAGAGAAAGGCTCGTCAGAGAAGAAAGAAGAGACAGATGAACAGGTTGGAGAAGAAGGCGTAATAACGATCTTGAGTGTTAAGAAGTTATTGAATTTAATCGGAGCAAACGAAAATAAACGCGAAGTGGTATCAGCAAGAGCGGTAGGGGTGAGGCTTGTTTCGAACGCGATTGAAGATGTCAAACAAGCAACAGCTTATTTTACTTCGTCGACTGGCGATCCAAATTGGAAGGAAGTAGCTAGGAAAGCAGCTGAAAATCCAAATATAATGGCGTATGTTTCCAAGTCAGATGATCCAAAGAAGGAGATGCTACATTTGATCGATCACCTATAGGACCAGCGTTCCGTATATCGACATTTGCCCGATTTCAACATAC